ACTTCTGAGTTTTCAGCATTGAAAGCACTTAAGTTTACTGGAGATACTACACAGGTTCTTGGTATCGGAACAATGATTGAACAAAGTATCACTGGAGTTGGTACTGCTAGAGGATTTGTTGCTTCTTATGATATAGATACCAAAGTAATTAAGTATTTCCAAGATAGAAGTCTTTCTTACAATCAATCAACATTTGATGCTACTGACAGTAAAGAAGTTAACAATCAAGCTCCTGTGATTAACTTCCAATCTGGTGCTTCTGCTAATGCAGTAACTAGTACTGCATTCAGTGTTAGTGTAGATGCTACATTTAGTGGTATATCTACAACTACACCTGCTGGTAAGGTTGTAGACCTTGGTGTTCAGTTTACAAATGGTATTGCTGACGCTGAAATAAATAAGAGGAGTGGCGAGATCATCTATCTTGATAATAGACCTTCTATTACAAGAAATGTTCGTCAAAAAGAAGACATTAAAATCGTATTAGAATTCTAAACCGATGCCACAACAGACTAATCTGAATATAAGTCCATATTATGATGACTTTGACAGATCCGATAATTACCATAGAGTTCTGTTTAAACCAGGATTCCCTGTTCAAGCTCGTGAATTAACGAGTCTGCAATCTATAATGCAGAACCAAATTGAACAGTTTGGTAGTCATATGTTTAAAGAGGGATCTGTTGTAGTTCCTGGTGGTGTCACTTATGATGGAAATTATTTTGCAGTTAGATTAGATGCTACTCATTTAGGAACTGATATTGAGGTTTATATAAAAGATCTTGTAGGAAAAAGAATAAAAGGGGAAACTTCGGGTATTACAGCAAAAATAATTAACTATATTACTGCAGCAACATCTATATCATCAGATCCAACATTATATGTAAAATATCTCTCTCCTGGTCCTAGTGGATCATTTGATTTCTTCCAAGATTCTGAATTAATATTATTGGAAGAACCAGTTACTTATGGTAATACCACATTAAATACTGGATCATCTATTGCGTCAACAATACAACAGGATGCTTGTCTTTCAGGATCTGCAATTAATATTAGTGATGGTGTTTATTTTGTAAGGGGTTCTTTTGTAAGAGTTAATAAACAAACTCTTATATTAGATCAATATGATAATAAACCTTTTTATAGGGTTGGATTGCAGGTAGTAGAAAAAGCAATTAATGCTAAAGAAGATCCTGCATTGTATGATAACGCTAAAGGATTCTCAAACTATGCAGCACCAGGCGCAGATAGATTAAAAATAGATCTTGTTCTTGCTAAAAAATTTACAAATGATTTTGATGATAGTGATTTTATAGAACTTGTTAGAGTTAGAGCTGGTAATATTGAAAAAGAAATTAATAGGACAAGTCAATATAATTTAATTAGAGATTATTTTGCTAAGAGAACTTTTGATGAGTCTGGAGACTATACAACAACACCATTCTTTATTAATGTTCTTGATAGTTTAAATGACAGGATGGGTAGTGAAGGTATATACTATGCTACTGAATCTACTAGACAAGGTAATACCCCTAATGATGATCTTGCTTGTGTTAGAGTTTCTCCTGGTACTGCATATGTAAAAGGGTACGAGTTTGAAACATTTGGAGAAACGATTGATGTAGAAAAACCCAGAACTACTTCTGATAAAATAGAAGAATCTTTTTCTTTTAGACTAGGAAATAGACTTAAACTTGATGGTGTTCAAGGAATAACAACATTTAGAAATCCTATTGATCTTCAAAGTGGTATTAGTAGTGAGAAGATCGGTGATGCTAAGGTATATAATTTTGGTTTAGCAGATTCTAAGTATAAGGATAATTCAACAGAATTTGATTGTTACTTATATGATGTTCAGTTATATACAAAACTTTTTATCAATGAAAATGTATCTAATGATGAAGTAATAGAATCTGCTTTTGTTGAAGGTTCAGAAAGTGGTGCTACAGGATATACAATATCTGCTGGTGCTGGTAGTAGTACAATAACTGTAACACAAGTATCTGGTCGTTGGCAAGCAGGTGAAAAGATTAAATTTAGAAGTAATGAAAATCTATCTAGAATTGTTGATAAAGTAATAGTTTATGATATGAATGATGTTGAAAATGTTCAACAATCTAATACATTTTATGCTAAAAAGAAATTAAATGAGAAAATACCTTATGGTTTAAGATCAGATGATCCTGTTAGAATTGCTACTAATGGTGATGTAACTTGTGTAGGTAGAACATTTGAAAGATTTCAACCTGGAGATATTGTAATCTATAGAAGACCAGGTCAATCTTTACCTAATCGTAATATTGTATCTTATGTTGCCAATGATGGTGGTAGTATGAGATTAGCTGCATTGACAACTAATCCCAACCTATTTACTGGAACACTTCCAGGTTCTCAATATGAAGGTCCAATCTTTATAGGTGAACAGCAATTAAGTAATGAAGATGCTGCTGGTTTATATTTACCACTTCCTAGAAAACATATTTCTGATATTGACTTTACTGGAGCACAGTTAATTGTTTCTGAGCAAGTAACTGGTGAATCAACTGATGCAAATGGTAACTTAGTTGTTAATACTAGTTCTCTTAGTATTGATGATTGTAATTTCATTGCATTTGATCAAGAAAGATATCAAGTACAATATAGTAGTGGTGTAGTTGCATCTATTACTGAAGATCAAGTTACTGTTACTGATGATGTTTTAACTATTAGTGGATTAGCATTTTCTCAAAGTAATATTAAAGTTAATGTAACAGTTGCTAAGAGTAATATTAAGAGTAAAGTTAAAGAATATAAGAGAAGTCAAGAGATTGAAATAGTATATTCATCTAAAGCTACATCTGGATCTACAACTGGAAGTAGTGTTGATGATGGATTAACTCAGAGTGGTCTTTATGGTATAAGAGTTCAGGATGAAGAAATATGTTTAAATTGGCCTGATGTAGCAAATGTTGTTTCTGTTTATGAATCTTTAGATAAAAATAAACCAATTCTTGATCAGTTGGTGTTTAGTTCCACTGATCCTATTCTTCAAAATGCAATTGTAGGAGAAGCTATTGTAGGAGAAAATACTAATGCTGTTGCAAAAATAGTTTCTGTTAATCCAGGTACTAGTAGTATTAGTATTGTATATAAAACTACTGATAAGTTCCAACTTTTAGAAACTCTTTTATTACAAGAATCAAATTCCTCTGCTACATTACAGGGTACAATTCCTGGAAAATATAATGATGTAACAGATTCCTTTGTATTGGATAAAGGACAAAGAGATCAATATTATGATTACTCTAGATTGGTAAGAGTTAGTAAGACTTTTGTACCATCTAGAAAACTTTTAGTAATTCTTGACAGATATGATATTCCTTCTTCTGATACTGGTGATTTATTTACAGTTAGTAGTTATGATTCAGAAAGATTTAAGAGAGATATTCCTGGTATAGGTAAATCAAGTAAAAGAGCAACTGATACTCTTGATTTTAGACCTAGAGTTGTAGAATTTACTCCAGATAGTGCTGCAGTATCTCCATTCTATCCATCAAATAGAGATACAATTCAAGCTGGCAATAGAATTCCAACACCAAATGAGAGTTCTAGGTTTAAGTATAAGCATTATTTTGGAAGAATGGATAAAGTTCTTCTTAAATCAACAGGTAATATAATTGTACATAAAGGAGAACCATCATTAAATCCAAAACCACCTGCAGATGATCCATCTGCAATGGTATTAGCTACAATTGTATGGCCACCATATCTGTATAGAACTGGAAATGCTCAGGTATTTTTGATAGATAATCGCCGTTATACAATGCGTGATATTGGTGCTATTGAAGATAGAGTTGAAAATTTAGAAAATGTAACATCTCTATCATTGTTAGAACAAAAAGTTGCTACTTTACAAGTTAGAGATGCTGATGGATTGGATAGATTTAAGAGTGGTTTCTTTGCTGATTCTTTAAAATCTAGAGCATTTATTGATCAAGCATCTCCAATAGATGTCGATCTAAAAAGAGGGCATATGCTTCCTCTGACAGATCTTAATTCTCTTGATCTACAAATATTACCTGCTACACAGCAACCTCCAGAAACATTAGATTTTACAGAAGACTTTGCTTTATTAGATGGTAAGGCAAAGAAAACTGGTAGAATGATTACTCTTGATTATAAAGAGACTGCATTTGTTGAACAGAATTTTGCTACTAGAGTAGAAAACCTCAACCC